AAGACCCAAGATCAAATGTCTGGTACTTAGCAATGTTAGATGCCGAAGACAGCTACATCTACTTAATTGCAAGAAGCTGGTCCCCTCAACAAGCCCGCTCTGTTCTCCCTAACTCTCTCAAAACTGAAATAGCTGTAACTACCAACTTCCGCAACTGGCAGCACATCTTTAATCTCAGGTGTTCAAAAGCTTCCCATCCGCAGATGCGCGAACTAATGATCCCACTCTTGGAGGAATGCAAAAAGCTGATTCCAGTAATCTTCGACGACATCACATACTAATTATGGAAACAAGAGCTCGAAACCTACCCGACTGGATAGACGGCTTCATGCTACTAACCGAGAACTCTGAACCACCTATGCTTTATCGAAAGTGGTGTGCGATTTCAACTATAGCATCCGCCCTTCAGCGAAAGTGTAAGCTCGAACTTGGAATTTCTCTAACGATCTACCCTAACTTTTACATAGTCCTAGTTGGTCCCTCAGCGGCTGGCAAAGGCACTGCGATGAAATACGCTTATGACATAATAGAGCAAGTCTCAGCCATTCGTCTAAGTGCCCAAGCTACATCACTCCAAGCTCTAATCCGCAGGATGAAGGAAACTAACCTAACAGATGTAGACGTAGCAAGTGGCAAACAAATCTTCCATTCCTCCCTAACAATCTTCAGCGAGGAATTCACAGTCTTCCTCGGCTACCATAATAGAGAACTAATGGCATCTCTCTGCGACTGGTACGACTGCAAAAATCGCTGGACTTATGATACGATTAAGAGGGATGAGGAAGAGGTAATCGGAGTCTGGGTTAACATCCTAGGAGCAACCACTCCTGACAACATCCAAAGCTCACTCCCTCTCGAAGCAATTGGAGGTGGGCTAACTTCGCGAATCATCTTTGTTTTCGAAGAACAACGCGATAAACTTGTAGTCTTCCCCTCAGCAACTGCTCGTGAGATCGAACTACAACATATGTTAATCAAGGATTTGGAACAAATCTCTTTTATGGGCGGGAACTTTCGTTTAACAGAAGATGCTGCAGCTGCTTACTCCGAGTGGTGTTATAGAGCAGTTGCCAATCCACCTTTTAAGGACAAGAAATTCGACGGCTATGTAGGACGTAGACGGAACCACTTACTATCACTATCTATGGTTTGCTCAGCTAGCAGAAGCAACGATATGGTTTTGAAAAGTGAGGACATAGTGAGGGCAAGTCAGATATTGAATGAAGTTGAAAACAAAATGGCTTTGACTTTCAGAGGGATCGGCCGAAGTGACATCTCCTCTCTCATCGGAGACGCTGTTACTTTCTTCGAAAATTCCCTAACAGATGAAATTCCTATCTGGCAATTCGCTAGACACTTCGAATGTAATATGGATAAGTTTACTATGGACAGAGTACTTGCCACTATTCAAACTTCTGGTTACATTCACATTGTTAAAAAGCCTGGGGTTGGCACAGTGATTGTGAAAAAAGATGATTCAAAAAATGAACAATCTAATCACCAGCCCTCATCTCCCGACGAACCTTAGAAACTTCTAACCAGAAAGATTCAGTGAGAACACCACCAGCTTCAGCAACAACGCTCATTTCTCTTCTCATCTGTTCTTTCTTCTCATCACTAGCATTGAAGAACTCTTTAGCAAAAACTTCCGCTCTCGGACCAACGTTAAGGCCTCTCAGTCGTAACCAGAAACTACGATTCGGGAGGCCTTTTGTATTCTTCTGAAAAATATATCTGTCAAACAGTCTATCCCTAACATCTTGATCTTTAAACCCTTTAATATAATTACTTATCTCCTTCTTCTCAACCGTCCCTTGATACAAATAACCATCGGTTAGGAGGTCTAACTCTCTATTCTGCACATTCCTTTCAATCAAGTCAATTTCTTCAGCTTTGTCAATCTTAGCTGCATGCTTTGAGTAAGGGTTAGTTACACCAAAGAAGCGTTTAGCCACAGGCATTCGAGCAAGAGTCATTGCCAAATGCTGTTGTTTCTTCTCCTTCGGTACATCTTCAAACATAGCATTATAGCCCTGACCTAAGAGGTAAGACCAGATTGTTCCATTAGTTAACAACTCCTCAATCATGTATCTGGTTCGCTCAGGTGACATGCCAGTTGCTGCACCAAAGTCTTTATAAAACTCCGGAGTATTCTTATCATATTCCTCCTCACTCCCACCGACAGATTTTTCAGTGATTGCTTTCGGAAGCTGATAACCGTAAGCTTCACTCTTTTTCCAAATCTCTTCATTCAGCCAGAAGTCCTTATTATTAACATATCCAAGTATCCCACTAACCGAAGGAGGCAATTCAGTGACATCAACTGGACTCTGCTCCTTAAGTGAATCAACTACTCTATTAACATCTACTTCATACCCTAACCATTTATCAGTGCAGGCTTCGAAGAAAGTTTTGAAAAACTTCTGCGATGGGTCTAAGGGTAGTTTAAAATAAAGATAACGCATCTGTCCATATTCATCTTCAAACGCAAAGTCATCACCAAGTGGAATGCAAAGATTGTTTTGCATATCTATATTACCTCGCAAATTCTCTGCTGTCTTAGGAGCCATCGCTCTCATCGCTACATAAAGACCAACTACAGCTGAAGCAAACTGAGCCATTTTATAAGTAGCTGAAAGCTTGTTGTCCTTAAAAGATCTAAACATCCCTCTTGTTCCCTGAATAGCTGCATTCAAATAAGGAACTCCATTATCTAAAACCTTTGCATAACTACCGCCTTGCCCAAAGTCCATGTAATCACGAGCTGCAAATGAAGCTTCTTTCCTAACCTCCTCAACCTTCCTAGCTTCATCAACACTAATCCCTCTCTCCTTAGCTCTCCTCCTAATGACTCTTTCTCTAATCCCAACCCTAACCATTGCCTCAGAAGTTTCACCAAAGAACCCTGCAAAGTCGTAGAATCTATCAAGTGGCTTCTCGACATGTCTGCCTCTTTGAAACAACCTACCTTGATGCACCAAGAACTCCATCCCTCCTCCGTCATCAAGGTAATCCTGGTACCTACCCTTTCTCAACAATACGTCTGGTAGAACAGATGCTAAGTCACGTCCTATTTGCGCTGCATAGATTGGCGCATTAGGATTGTAAATAGGTTTCCACTTCCCATCTTTGAATTCCCTAGCTGTAAACCAAACGTGCATTACATCTCTAGGTAAATTCGCCAGGGCAAATCCCCAGTTAATTCCAGTAGCAAAGGTACGAAGAACTGGCGAACCACTTGCATAGCGCAGAAACTGACTAAATTTATAACTTACCTCCGGACTACTAACAATCCATTCCTTACTCATCTCTGGGGATAGGAAAATAGATTGTCTCTTCCCTTCTTCGTGCACAAAGACTCTGTTCCAACCACTTGGAATCTTCTCTCCTTTCTCACCCTTCACTCGGACATAAGGATTAGTGTTATCTCTTCTCGCTAAATCTAGTAGGTTCAAATTAGCTTTGTTATTCAAGATCCGCCCATAAGCACGATTAAAAACCTCCAAAGCCATGACTTCACTAGACGGTTCAAAGATGTCAGTCTCCCTACCTTTCGCAAGTGCTTCGATTCCCGAGTCATAGACATTCCTCTTTCGCCCACCAAGCTTTGATCCATACCTCTTATCATAAACATCTACAAGTTTAATCCTTCGATAGTTATGCGATACAAGATCATTGTATTCGTTTTCTGAAATAAGCTGTGCATCAAGCATGTCTTTAAGCGGCTTCTTCATCCACTCAAAGTAATCACTCGTGCGCTTAATCATTTCTTCAGCCATCTTCGGACTCAACTTCTCGATGTAAGGGAAGAGTTCCATGTAAGCTACACAGTTCTCAGGTGTTAATCCTTCTGGGTAATTAAAAGCTTTCTTCGACTTATACTTTCCAATATCTATGATGCGTGACGCTAGGATTAAAGTATCTAAGATCCTCTTCTCATTACTATTAAGTCCATGATAGACTTCTTTCCTCATCTGTTTGAGCATGTTAGCTGCACGCGCAGGAGCACCTTTTGAAAGGTACATCTCTTGAACAATTTTATACCCGCCCTTTATATCCCTAAGCAATCCCTTTCTAATATTCCCAGAGCGGTCAATCCAGGTTCGGACAAACTCTTCCTTCCCACGCTTAGCAGCCTTACGTGGTTTGAGCTTCTTCATCTCCCTCGCTTTGCGCACGTAGTCAGCGGTACTCTTAGCTGCTTTAACTATAGATTCTTCGATAGGGATTCCAGAGTAAAGCTTAGTCCCCGCCTCAGTGTATTTATCAAATCTATCTAATCCAAGAGTAGGTGCTTCTTCCTGCAGCATTTTATCAAGTGTTTCCCAAGGAGCCTCCTTCTCCCACTGATCACGAGGCATAGCCATTCTTTTTTCAGCTAACCTAGCCTCCATCTCACCAGGGCTTTTCATGTAGTTCTTAAGTGCTTCTTCAGAGTTAACTAAGTTTTCAAACATAGATACTAAATCAGGATCTACTTCATACACTCTTTCAGCCAACTCAGCTGAGTCAAAGGTAGGCTTATTATCAAATTCTCTAGCAAGGTCCTCAAGCTCCTTCCTAATCTCAGGACTCTTAGCCACTTGCATCATTTCAACAAATGCTTTGTCTACTAATTTATTACCTTCAACAGATGGGTTAGTCCCACGAAATGCGTTTACAGCACTGTTAATAGCATGCTGCATTTCATGGATTAGAGAATATTTACTATTAGGCATTCTTATAGTTCTATTCGCATGATCATAGTATGCACTATAACCAGGACCTATTTCAACTCTAACACTCCGTAACTCAGGAATAGCGTCATAAAGTTTAGGTTCTTTAACTATGTTAGATAAGTAAGTTGTTACATACTCACCTCTTTGCAAAGCTTGACTAGCCTCATTAGAAAGAGATATATTGTCAGTACGTAATTCATATCTCCACTTCCAATCCTTCCCAAGCCAGAAACCAGTCTGCTGCCAAAGCCCCTTATGCCGATAAAGTTTTCTAAGGGCAACCTCATCTTTATTAAAGTACCCTAATAAATCCCCTATTCCCTCCTTAGTCTTTGACAAAAAATCCTGCACTGTCTTTGGAAGTTGATCAACAGGAATCATTGCATTAAGCTGCGGTCCACCAGTTCGTTTATTTTCCAAACGATCTAATCCCCTCGCCCACTTCGCTGCCTCACTAACTGCTTCACTCCAAGCTAAATGATCAGTACCGGTCATAAAGTCTTGGCGAAACTCTCCTGCTTCCGCAGCTAACCTACTCAACTGGTCCCTTACCTTAGTAATATCTACCTTCTCTCCATGATACCATCTATTAACATCATTAACTAGTTTCTGCGTATAAACTTCAACATCTTCAATCTTCCTCCCACTGAACAGATTTTTATACGTATTAGTTGTTTCTTTATCTTGGAAAAAAGGCGCTAAGTCGCCTTCGAGCAAAGGATTACTTTCCCCTCCTTCGACAAGGTCTATGTCAGTTGGCTTGGTTTTGGGTTCAACAACAGTTACTTCCTCACTCCCTTTTTTCTTCTTCAGCACCTCCCCTTTTGCATCAGGAAGTTTCTTAACATCTGGTGCTGGAAGTTTCTTCGGCTCAACCTTTTCAGTCTTCCTCTTAGCCCTATAGATTCTTAGCACTCTGGTTTGCGCAACAGATCCTTCACCTCCTACATCAAGCACATAGAGTGTTGCACCAGGAGGAATCGTCCCCTTTTTCTTCGCAGCTACATGGCCCTCATTAAGTATCGAATCGTAACTACCGCTTCTTCCAGCTATAATATTACCTTCTGCATCCCTAGTCGCAGTAAACCTATAAACAGCATCATGCCAGGTGTTTGGAATCTCTATCTGCTCTCCAGGTTCGACGACCTTCTCCTTAACCCTAAAAGATCTCATCCGCTTATATTTAGGATCTAATTCAAGCGCATCGAATAGTTCATGAGCTTCTTTTCTAACCTCACCTTTGTAAGGAGAGTATTCAGACTTAGGCTCTTCAACTTTGGGTTCTTCAACCTTTACTTTAGCTTTAGCTTTAGTCTTTTTCTTCCCTACTATTTTCGGCTCAGCTTTAGGCTCCTCCAGCTTAATCTCATTCTTCCCTTTCTCCGCTGCCTTAATCTTAAACGTGTTAGTTACCGGAAACCCTTTATCATCAAACCACTTGTCTCCTACTTTAAAATAATAGTTTCCTTTCTTACTCGTAAACTCATACTCGGGCTGAATTTCAGACGGCTCTACTTTTTCCCTAACTGCTCTCTTCTGAGCCGCTGTCAATCCTTTAACACCAGAAGGTGCGACAGGCATAGCTTTCTCTTTCGCCAGTTGCTCAGCCTGCCTGCCAAGCTCTTCTCTAATCAACACATCTTCAGTAAACATCTTTGCAATTTCTTTTGCGCGAAGATCGAGCTGAGCCTTTTCCATCTCAAGGACTTTCTTCTTTGCCTGCTTAACTATCTCATTAGGAATTCCTTCAATCCCTTGTTCCCTCTTAATAATCTCAGCTGCTTCTCCAACGACTTGTTCAACTGACTTTGCAAATTCAGCTTTACGTGAAGGCCCATGAAGGACAGCGCCCATAACTGCCAAACCAGCTACATCTCCAAGAAAGCGTGCAGCTCCTTGTATGTTAGGATTATTCTTAAATCCTTCATAATTAGCAACTGAATGACCAAGTGCACTCAATGCACCGATGGGAGCCATAGCTACACTTACTGCCAGTTCTGATTCAGGAGTAGGATGAGCACCTAGCATTTCCTTAGCTGGCTCAAAATAAGCCATTGATTCAGCCATGCCTTGAGAAGCTAGGTTATACAACTCATTAAGGTCAAAGATCTTTGAGACATCTATACCAAGTGGATGAATAGGGCTAACAAACTCCTCAGGGTCTGCAGTAGATAGTTGACTAACTATCCCTTTAGAGATACGAGAAGCTCCATTAAATATCCCTGTGATAAATCCAGGCATTGAGAGTGCAAAATCAACTGCGCCTCTAACTACCTCATAAGGATGAGTAGCGAGTGTTGAAATCCCTTTCAATGTCTCCGCTATTGTATCCCTAACAAAGTCCTTCTCAGGCTCACCAACAGCTGTAACGTAAGGCTTCCCTTCTTCATTTAAAGGAACACCTGCCTCACTCCATCCACCAGCTGGCTTTGGCCCATAACCTAGTTGGCCAAACTTAGCTGACAATGCAGGAGTCGTAACAAATGGGATTGAGCCTTGAAATGGAGGACCGAAGCCGTAAGATGAATAAAACTCTTCTGTCCTCTCAGGTGAGGTTGAAGGAGGTGAGACCGTCTCTTGTTCAATCCCAAGCTTAGGCTCAGCAACTGGTTCAGCAACTGACTCAAGTTTTTTCTCCTTAGGCTTTAACAGGTCTAACGCACTCTTCACACCCTCACCAGATTTTTTACTACTCCCTACTCCTAACAGATCAAGAGCCGAAGGCATATTTAATCTCCTCTGTATCTCCAGAAGGCCAAAGCACTTTCCATACTATGCCACGTTCATCGTCTGTCCATCTTACATCAAGTATCTTTCCCTTACCAGCTGCAATTTTACTCTCAATGTAAGTCGCAGACGAAACTTTCCTCTGCAGATCTTCATCATCAGCTAAAACAATCTGCTGAGTTTTATCTTTAAGATGTTTAGCCACATCATCTATCCACTCTGGATCGTTGAAGTAGAGCTGTCCAGCTATTTCACTAAGCGCCTTCTTCTTTGCAATAGTTTCACCAATACTAATCTTCGTAGGTCCATAGAGTTCTTTGGCCAATCCTCTTACTCGTTCATCTGGGTGACTAACCAGCTCTTCCAAAAACTTCAGCCTATCAGTCCTATCCATGTTCTTCCATTCTCTGAATGACATAAACTCTTCATCACCCAGCTGAGCAGACTGCATCTTTGCAAGTTCATACTCTTTGTAATCAGAAGGAAGGGCATTAAACTGTCGGACTGTATAGCCTGAGAGAAAAGGTTGGTCAAGGGGATCTGTTTGCTGAAGCTTAGACAATGCAACTTGGTTCGCAAGAGCATTAGCCCGCTTCTTCTCATCAAGCTCGTCTCTCATCATCTTGATTTGCAGCGCCTGTGTAATGTTCTCAGGACTCAGGCCCGCCAGGTCGGCAGCTGCTACACCTGACAGACCGTTAGAAGGGTTTGGGAATCCACCACCTCCGCCACCTAACATAGACATCATTCCCATTAGTTCAAGCTGATTCATTCCTTTCTTCTGCCTCTGATCTGGCACAAGATTACTTTCCCCAGTGCTGCTTGCCGTAGGACCTGTGAATCCGCCTGGTCCCATTCCTTGCTGCACACCCTGTGGAGCACTAAATGCAGAGGAAGGAGCATCTATTTTCATCTTATCCTTGTCCATAGAAATCTTCCCACCACCACCAAGGATTTGCTGCATCAGCTTCATCATATTCTGAGCGCTAATGTTCTGCTGTGTCACCTGATTCACATTAGCACCGAAAGGCTGTCCAGACAATAGATCCTGTCCACCTGCTGAGAGGTATTGAAGAAGTAAGTTATTCATCTGATTCCTCCAGTATGTTCAAATTTTGAACAATTAAAATAAAGCACTTGCTGCACCGAGAATTGCCCCACCTATGATTCCAACAGGGCCGGCAATAGTACCTTTAGATGCCCCAGCAATCATTCCACCTGCAGCAGCCCCAGTCATAGCGCCGCCAATCATAGATGCCCCCATAGATGGCTTATCAGCTTTAGTCGACGCTGTACCACCACCTATCGCAGCTAACAAATTAGCTCCGTATTGAAAGACTTCGAGGTCCCAGAGAGCATCCATCTCGTCGATTTTAAGCTGCATGTCAGTCTCTTCTTTCTTAGCAACTATTTTAATCCTTCGAGATTCAGCTACCATCTGTGCATAAGCCTGCTCCCATGAAACTCTGTTAGTCATCATCTCTTTCATTATCTCAGAAGCTTTAATCCTGACTTGGACTCGCTCTGAGTCGATCTTAGAATTGATCTCAGCAGCTGCTAACCTAAGTGCTGAGTTATGTTTAGCTACATCTCTGTCCCTAAATCCTTCGATGATAGCTTCTCCGAGAACAAAGGCACTTGACATCACAGCATTGATGTCTCTCATCCCAGCTTGAAATCGCGGAAGGACTTTAGTAGTAATCTCATCATCAATCTGATCTGAAAATGCATCTACATCATCTGTTATCTCAGTCTCGGTAATCCCAGCTATGTCAGCATCAGGAATTGATGTCTCCGCTTGGGTATAAAGAGCTGCCCAATCAACTGTGTCACTTAGTCCAGCAAGGATCGTAGCGAAGTCTGAAATAGCTGTTTCCCAAGCTGTGATGTCAGTATCTGGATCGTAAGCAGTTTCACCTGACCAAGGGGAAGAACCAAGGGCTGAACTCATAACACTTGTTACTGAGTCACTGATTGTATCAATACCAGTGTCATCTAACCAATCCTCATGGATTCTCTCCATGTAGTCAGGATAGTCGATTGAACCAGATCCGGCCCCACCACCTCCACCACTCCCACCTTTGCAGAGGGCTACCTCACCTTCATATTTGTAGCTTTCCTCGCTAACAACTTGGAGAGTCTCAAGAGATATTATACATCTAGTAATTACCTTCATTTAGAAGCCTCCAGTTTATTCAAATTTTGAACAATCTTCTCAGGCTCAAAGCTTAAGAATGTATATTTAGCCTCACCACCTAATGATTTAGTAATCTCTACAATGTGAGGTAGGTCTGTGTAAGCTATGATTCTCGAGCACTTTTTACTCAAAGCGTATTTGGCAAACTTCTTTATCCCATCTACCCAACTCTCTCTGTCAACTTCACTATAACCATAAAGGCAGTAGATTAAGAAGTTCTTCGTATCACTAGTGTCATCGTGTAAGATTTTAGTAACTACTATTCCTTCAAACTTGTTACTCTCACCTCTTGTGTAACTAGCCCATATTTCTATCTTGCCGCAAAGAGCTGATGACAAAATTCTGTTCATCTTATCAGGATGCTCACCGACAGTTGGTGGCAAAGACTGTTCGATTGCATAGCTGATAATGTTCCAGAATTTTGAAATCTGCTCGGGCAATAATCTTGTTAACATTAACTTTGTCCTCTCAACGGTGGAGCGTAGACTCCACGAATTCCACGTAGGTCAGTCATCTTATATCGCACCTTGATATAGCTCAATCTGAATAAATCATAGATTGCACTATAACGGACTTTGAACCTAAACTCATTACCAGCTGTAGTTACAGACGCTATTCCTTGATTATTGAAAGGTTTGAAACTAGCACCAGTTTCCCAGTTGTTAACACTGAAGATGTAATCAACAGCAGCTTCTGGATCATCACCTATTGCTGTCCCAATCTCCATTGTTGAAATAGTTTTCTGCCCACTATAGCCCATATCAAATGTTTCGGTTGTAACTAGTGGATAATACCCACTGTCGATTGAATCTGGTAACATATAAACGTTGTCTGAATCTATTCTCCAAACAGCTGATGGATGCTGAGGGAGTTCAGACATTCCTTGAGGTGATAATAAGTAAGTCCTCTCACTATTGCCGATGAAGAAGTCACCATTCCCCCTATCATAATTAACTATAATGTCTTCATCATCAAGATTGTCCATCAAGTGGCGGTAACCAAGATCTTTCACACCTTCAGATGTTACCATCCTGACGTGCAAATCAGAGCCGACATAAAGCTGCTTAAAAATATCTCCGCCAACAGCTCCTCGGTTAATAGGTCCGACATCAGAAATTTCTTTGAATCCGAAGGTAGTTGCAGGCTCAGAGACAGGCGCAAGGAGTGTGACACCTCTAGTTGAATAACCTACTACTACATCCCCAAGTCGTCTAACGTGCAACACGTCTCCGCCGAATGGGTCTCTGCGATAACCAGATGAGTTGAATCTATCTGGTGTAAAGTCCATAGAGCCTATCTTAGACCATACATAGAACTTTTCATCACAGTCATGCCAGTCACTTACAATGTTCCCTCCTACAGCCTGCCCCTTGAAATTGCAGACTGTGCGCATCATAGGGATGTTTGCATCTGAGGTAACAGTCTGCCAAGTACTAGTCGTTGTGTCCCAATAGATCATTACCACACCGTTGGTCATAAAAGCGTATTCGCCAAAGTCAGCGAGTTCCATAAGAGTTCCGGTGCCAGTAGCTGCGGTAATTGTATCTATTAACGTAACAGTGTTCATGTCAGAAGAGACTGAATAAACTTTGTCTTCACCTTCAGTTGAATTACGAACTACTAAAATATAGTAAGTTTCACCAACTAACATTTGCGGAAAGGGCCAGGTGTAGTAAAGATCAGTTGTAGCAGGGAGTGGATTTTCACCTTCAAGAAAAGCTTCAAGCCCACCTCTTCCGATGCGAAATCCTAGGCATTCATACAAGAACTGTGAGTTGGGAGGGATAGAGAATTCCGGACTAAGTCCCTTAAGCAAAGCTTCGTCTATAACAAGCTCATATTCACGCATCGAGAGATTCCTCAAGATCTTCAATCAGCACATTTTTGATATCTACTTCACTCACATCTGGAGTCCACAAGAGGGCAATCCAACACTCGGTGACCTTAGCTTCTTCCGAATCATCTTTGGGAAACACAGAGACAGTCAATCTGTCACCGCCAAGAACTTCAATCATCGGAGCTACGATTGTAGTCCTTCTATCAATGAAGTAGATTCTAGACTCCCCATCGTCGTTGTTTCTTAGATCAACCTCAACAGTGACTGGTTTCTTAGGCTTCGCACCAAACTCGACCATAGCCTTCGTAATGCGTCCTTCGCAAGGAAACATATAGCGGATGATAGGACCAGTTATATTATCTCCGAATGAGGCGAAGGAGATTGGAAAAGGAGTAACCATCGCAGTTTTTGTCTTCTTCGAACGCCGTGCTAGATGAGTTATCAACTTCTCAATTTTCTTAACCTTGTCATCTGTTGAAAGATTAGGATCAATTAGTGGTTGTCCCTTCTGCATCTTATCCCTCCATTTGATCAACTTCTGCAATATGTTCTTCAACAAGGTCCATTCCAATCTGGGCCATTTCAGAAGCAATTGCAGAAGTCCAGTCATTTACTCCTTGAGTATTTCTATTGACTATTTCTACTTGTCGCATAGCAGACATGTACAAAAGCATTGGGTGGATAGAAGACCAGTAGTTCTCATCTGTGTCATCGACTAGCTCCATTGAATAGAATAGCCCTCTGATGTCGAGCATAGATTGATACTGCACAGGGACGTTTAGTAGAATAGAGTTATATTCATGAGCACTGCCAGACGGAACTTCAACATATCCAACGAAGGCTTCTATGTCTTCAACTGTTGCATCTTCAGGAATGTAGCGGGTTATGCAAGGTGAATAGTAGAGTGCAGAACCAGCTGTTCTTGAACTAGGAAGTCCAGTAAGGTAACCAGCTATTAGGTCTTGAAGATCTTTCTTATAAAGCTGCCAACGACCATTTACGACATCAGCGATCCAGACCTCTTTAATTGCCCTGCAGTGTGGGAAGGAGATGCTGAAGTGATTAGGTGATAAGATCTTAAAACAAGAAGCCCATGACTTCTGTGTTTCATCTAAGCGATCAAGAAACTTACGCCCCTCGTTGATAAAGAAATCAGCACCGTTGTCGCTGAAGTCTTCATTGACCAAGTCGAAGCGACCACTTAGTTCTCTGAACTTTGTTCTGATTTGGAGGAGGTTCATAGTTCACCATTGATTGTTTAAAATTTGAATGATCTAAAGTTCAAAGATAACGTAAGCAATCTGACCAGATGAACAGTCAACATTCGTATCCATTTAGCTCTATCATTTGTGATTCATCCTATTTATCCTATCCTCACCACTTCAATGTTGCTGGAATTTCCGACTTTAAATAATGCTTCCATTGATCAATACCAGCATTTAAATGGTCTGAAAGGGCAGCTTTTTGCTACCCTCTCAGTAACCACTAATCACTAAAGAGTGTTATTCAAACCTACACCATTCAGCACAGCACACTTCTGAGGCAAGCCGAATTCAAGACCGCATTCAGTGAGGTATTCCTCATTAGTGCCATCAACACGCCGCTGACCGTAACCTTCAGGATGAGTCTTTGAAGAATTCTCACCGTAAAAGTTCGTATCATCAATGTATTTGTAGGTCATTTCCTTCGGCTCGAGCAGAATCCCCATGTTGCGGGTAGTAGCGTCGTAGCTGAAGAGCGGATGAGTCTTCATATGGATAGTACCGAAGGGAGTGATCCAGCTACGAATGTCCATGCCGTAGGTTTTCTGTCCAGGCTGAAGGTTAACCTGCCCACCAGCCATAGCAAGGGCATCAATACCGAGGAGGAAACCAGATCCGCAGAGACAGAGTTTTTCAGAAGCTCCATAGCGGAAGATTTGCTCAAGCATGTTTTTGAACCAGGTTTCACCACCAGCTGCCCAAGTCTGTCCAGCGTAAGTAGCGTTGAGAGTGTAGTCGTCACAGTTAGCCGCAGCATACTGACGGATGAAGTTGACTACACCCATAGTAGTGCGTTCAGGCTTACCATTATCGCCTACGTTCTCAGTGCGAATTCCCCAGAGGAAGGCAAGTTCCATTTCCCAAGAGTGCATTTCCAGAGCTTCGGACTTAGCTTTCTGATACTGTTCGCCAGTGCGAAGTTTGGTTTTGCGAGCAGTTCGAGTGATGGAAAGAGGGGTGCGAAAGATCTGTGTGTAATTGTAGACCTTTGTAGGATTGAGCGCGATAGCATCAGGCATCTCGCCACCCTCAGGGTTAATGTTGCCGATGATTTTGAAAGTGTCACAATCACTGAGATCGTGAGTAGCTGAGTTATCATCGTTTTCGAGCAGACGTACAGCGAGAACGGAGTTAGTCGTTCCGCGAGTTACGCCAGTGACTTTGCCGACTACATCTACAGTGTAATCAGATGCATCACGAAGAAGGATCTGATGCCCTTCACGGATGCGGTTAGCGAGGGTTGTAGTTACTTGCACGTAGACTACATCACCAGCGACGCCACCAGTCACGTAGGCAACACTGAGGTCAGGAAGAGTGTAGATTCCAGCTACGTCTCCACCAACAGTTGTTTGAGACTGTGTCCACCAGTGAAATTGAGGATCGTCTACGGATTCAGATCCGAGCATGCTAAGGATGGCAGTAAGAGGAGCCATACCGTTAGGGTAGAGATAAAGGATCTGCTGTCTCCAGTTCATAGGGCGTTGGTCAGTGACCCAGTCGCCAGTTCCCTAGTTTGTTACTCTTATCATTTAGATAAGGGACTGGTCATTTCTGCCAGTCTCTGCATATTACTATGCAGTACGGAGCACCTCACCACTCGTTAGAGTGCCGCCACTTCTGACTTTATAAGACATAGAGGGTACTATGTAAGGAGATATTAGATCAAAGAACTTGGAAATGTCTTTAGTACGTAAACCAAGTTCATGACCAATAGTTCCATCCTTTAACGTACAGCTCTTTCTGACCCTAAAAATTAATCCATAGTTGTCAACTATATACTTAGCAATTAGGTGAAGCTCAGGGACTGACAACAAAGGCTTGTTGATAGATAGGTTTAATTTACTCTCATTAAACCTTCCATCATCTTGATAAAGAATTGCTAAAGCCATAGGATTTAAAGTCTTTACTGAATGAGGAGTAATGGTTTTTCTACCGTTGAGGTAGATACCTCTCCAAAGCTGGGTATAAATAGGATGGCATTGAGTCCAGAGCTGCCAAAAATACTGACCTGATCTCGAATGCCAGTATTTTTTAACAGTGACTCCAGAGACCTGTGATAAGATAGCTTCCTTCATTCTGATATAGTCCTCACAAGATTCTTTGTGAGACAGTTGAAGGTAAGCATTTTTTTGTCTCCCTTTCATAGCCAAGTTGCCATCTCCTATTACCATCCAGCCTATTACCCCAATAAGGTTTTTTGGGTCAGATAGGTCTATTCTAGTCATGCTCTCTACACCTCCCATATCGGTTTGGCACGGGATTATCCCTGAAGGACTTCCCCCGTTTTTTAGCGGTTTTAAATGCGCCGAAGGAAGTTGACGCATTCCGAGAAACATAATTAGTACCTCCTATTAAAGATCATTCAAAAATTGAATGAACTAGTTAAAGTTAAACCTGCTATGCAGCTGTAGTAGGTGCAGCGGTTGTAGGTGTCTGAGTGCCAGGAGGAGTAGTTGTGCTAACTCCGGGCCATTCACCTGGATTTGCCAGAACGTGCCAAGCTAAGCCATCACTGTACAAGAGACAGCGATCACACTTTCCATTGAGAACGATGTCACCAACCCAGCATTCGGAGTCATCGTCGTCTTGGATAGTGATAGTGTTCACAGCATCAGCATTTCGAGCGATGATGCTGTAGAAACGGCCCTTAGCTTCTGAAACGTTAGGGAGTGTGATAGTGATTGCGCCAGACCCTATGTCAGCAGAAGGGCGTACAACATAGTCACGGGTTGTCATAGTGACATCAGCCGCAGGGTTGATGTACTTGTCAACCACCTCCCGATAATGTTGCTCGTTGTTTTGTTCAAGTCCCATTTTAGATTCCTCCTAATACTTTGTTCATCTCATCAAGCTCTGCCTGGAGTGAACTGGTTTTTGGTTTCTCAGGCGCTTTGCCTGGCTTCCCTCGATTCTTTGGGAGACGAGGGGAAGATTCCTTCGTTGTAGCTTTTTTGTGCAGCTCGAGTCTATTGCGGACTTCAGGGGCTACGAGAGTTAGAATTTCTTTGTAATCTTTTTCAGGGTGTTCGGAAGCTTTTTCTTCAAAGACAGAGGCTACCACTTTTTTGAAAGGTTCTAAGTCTTTGTTGTTTTCGTAGAATTCATCAGAAGCTCTTTTGAGATTAGTAGTTACAGCTATCTGTGATTTAACGATGTCAGGGATAGAGCGCAAGACACCTTCGCCAAGAACTTTGCGAGTGTCAGTTACAGCTTTTTTGTAGATCTTGTTAAGGATTTTGTTAAATCCTTCTTTGTCAGTGGTTAGGTCTTCAAAGTCATCTTCGAAGTCAGAGAAGAAGTCTTGATCTTCGAGTTGAAGAGGGACTTCAGTCGTAGGTGCTTCAGTTGGAGAAGGCTCTTGTGATTTTGACTTTGATTCTAACTCAGCCAGTTTAGTGCGAAGATCTTCGATTGTTTTGTCTTTTTCATCTACCTCGTTGTCATCAGAGGGTTCGTCAGGGACTTCGGTTGTAGGTGATTCAGTCGAAGGTGACTCTGTTCCGAGAGGTTCAGATTCATCAGGGCCATTTTCTAGTTCTGGTTCTGACTCAGGTTCACCATCGAAGGTCTTGTTCATCTGATCTACTTCAGACTGAATTCGTTTAAGATGCTCATCCATAGTTTCCTCCAGATCATTTAAATTTTGAACAATTTATTTAACACTTATTTGCCGCCACAGCTCCTTCCAATACCCATAAGTAGAGCTGCCATCTCCATCTATGTTAAGCAAAGCAATTATGTCATCTTGCTGTGCACTAAAGTTGGAAAGGGCTGGAAGTTGATTTAGGTAAAGAGCTCCATCAGATTTTAGACCATCAGTAAGTGTGATGTCATTGTCTTGGAATATGAAGATCTTTATCTGTCCTTCTGTTCCACCTATGATGTTGGAAATAGTGCAGGCACCAAGAGCTGAGATTAAAACAGTTTCTACAAGAGCAGAGCTTAAGTCAATTCCGACGGTTAGAGATGTAGTACCAGCTGTTAGTGATAAAGTGGTGTTAACTACATCAGTTACTCCTGATTCGAGCAGATTTATAGCCACACGACTTTCCCTGATGTATTCAGGGAGAGAGCTAACAAGGGCTTGATCAGTCGGTTGATTCACGTTTAGAGTCATCGTTTTGCTCCTTAATGATACCTAAGAGGACATCTGGAAGAGAGATGAAATAGTCAACTGCCTTTTGCCTACCATTGAGATCTCCCATGTGAAGGAGGACAGATGCAGTTGAAGGGTTTTCGGTAGCTGCCTCGTCAACTATCGAACTCATCTCCATGTTGAATGCTCTTTTCCATTCCTCAAGTTCACGAACCATATCTTGCCAGAGAAGAGAAGTTTTAAATTCTTCTATTTGATCTATAGTAGCAGTTACTTTTACTTCTTCCATCATTGAGCTCCTAATGGTACGAGATTGCCTGCTTGAGCTTGTTGTAAGACTTGATCATCAGGCATGGTTTGAGGTTGGACTCTATCCATGTTGCGACGGAAGTCTTCTACATTCTTAGCTCCGAGTTGAGAAGCTATGTACATAAAGATTCGAGACACATCGAATTGCTGCATTAGTTCGGGTGTAGTGCCTATGATTTTAAACATCTCAATCCAGGCCTCGGAGAAGTTACCTCCAGGGACAGAGCCGTCGCGGACGATTAGGTCGTAGTTGATTGCTATGTCGATTGGAGAGACTGGGATTCTTTCTTTATTAAACTGCCTTTTTAACTGCTCAGCATATTGACCAGCTGCTTTTACAAAAACCTCTTGCGACATATACTGTTGAGTATGGACAGCGAACATAGTTCCAACATCTTGCATATATTGGATTCCGATGAGCATTGCTAAGCGCTGGAGACGACTTACAGCGGAAGCACGAGTGCCTTGGAATTCGCCTTTGGTTAAGCGCTCAGGTCCGCCCTGACGAAGTGAGCCTTGCATAGATTGATCAGCACCTGAAATGCGGTCCATCCATTGAGTGATGTAGGCAGAGTCTGCGATGTTAAGACGGGTTATGTCTTGGACAGCAAGTTGTTGGACTACTTTGTCAACGCCTCTGCCCCAAGCAGGACGACGAAGTCTGATTAATTTACCTGGTCTTGGGTCCTTAAGATCATTAATGTTGACGAGGTAAGGGTCAACGATTAGCATGTCGTTGATAGCTTTGCGCACATTCTCAACGTGTGAGTTGAAGAGGAAGTCAAGGGTGTGCTGGAGACCGTAGAGGACTTCCATTCTACCGATAGGAGTGATTGAGTAACCGTCGTATTCAGGGGAAGCGACAGCTATCGGATACATCCCGTGGTTGTGGTCAGCACGTTCACAAGCTATGATTACATCATCTGCAGCGAGCTCAAAGTACCACTTTTCAGGGTATTCGGAGTCGCTGAGTTTCCAGTCTTTGGGAATCAAGTTGATGTACATCTTGATAGTATCAACTGGATTTACTGTGTTAGTCATAGACCGATGGAGTTCGTTAGAGCCACCGTGACGAGTTTGGCGATCACTTTGGTCGAGGGCTAAAGTGGAGCGCTTGTCGCGTCTAGCTTTTAAATACTTTACGTTGAAGAGAGTTGAATTAGGCTGATTTTCTTCACTTAAAAGATTCATGTAGTTATCGCGATCTACCCAGCCTATGAATTCGCCATCTTGGATATTTGAACTGCTGACAGATGGATCAGGGAGCCACATGTAAGGGTCGATGTTTGACAAGTCATTGCCTTCGAAGAGGAGCGAGTCGATCATCTCGACGTAGTTCTGTGTGCTATCGCCGAGTTCAGAAGATTGAGTTACAGAGGATTTGACAGGTTTGCGGCCGTAAGTAGTGCGCCAACCAGGGATAGCGATACCTACTCCGTAACTTAAGCAGTCACGGAGAGAGGTGTGGATTGCTAAGGGGACTTTAGATTTGATGCAGTGGAGGTTGATTAACAGTTCGAGTAACATAGCGCCGATTACATCGTCGTCTTCAACCCCTTCGTAGCGGAAGATAGGGTCTTGGAAGAAAGCCATGGAGAGGTAGGTTAGTAGTGATTCGAGCATGGAGTAGGAGTAGGGGAAGACTATTGAAACAGGTTTGGAAGAGTCTTCTTTTTTAAGCGATTCTTCAGCATCTTTGAGTGGGATGTAAGTGGTTAGTGTACGATCTATTTCGCGCCAAGAGTCGAAACGTTTAGATATTTCATGTCGAGATTCGTTAGCTCGTTGCCAGATCTTGTCGCGCAAAGAGTTGTGGAAATCAGATCCTGGTTTGAGATCTAGGCCATAAGGATAGTCGTAGTCAAAAGACATCTTGTCGTAGATATTGTCTTTCCAGCTGCTCGGTTCTCCACGTACGATGTAGGGCATTAGTTACACCTCGATCTTTACTTGCTTTGTTTTGTATCGGAAGATGGCTCTATTGGCTATGATGTCAGAGATGTCGCTGTTAGCTGTGTCAAAAGAGAGGTCGAAAGTTAGTCCGTCACCAACTGATACTGGGGCACCTGCGTCGTCATAGTCGATTGTAAAAGTACAAATGTATGCTTTGTAACGAGGCGCTTGATCGATAGTTATTGTTTCAGACAAGCTTTGTGATGTAGTAGATGTGTCACCTTCACCTTTGATGTAGACAGTTAGGTCAATTTCTACAGAATCACCTATGTTGCCACCAGAGTTGTCCTGGTCCGTTTCGAAGAAGAGGATTAGTTCTAAATCGGAAGATTCATCCCAATCAGTGCAGATGAAGCCTGCTGAGTAGAGATGTTCGGTAGAGCTGTCAAGATTGTAACCGCCTAAGGTGTTGGCATCAGGGTCGGTCCAAGTAGCACCTGATGAACCAGGGCTGAATGCTTCAATTGGGAGTCTGAAGCAGGCCCAGTAGATAGAGTCGTCGAATCTAATTGCGCCCGAGTCAAGGACTGAAGCTTTTGAATCTTGAACAGCACGTGCCCCGCCATCACCACGGACTATTTTGTTATCAGCTATTACCGCACCTGAAGATAGGATGTTGCCGAGAGTTGGAAGGTCTTGGTAGCGAACTACTTCGTCGTTAGCAGAAGGTGCAACTCCAGCTTTGATCGTATGGTCAGTTTCGATAGCTGAATCGAAATCTCCATCGTCGTATTGGAAGATGTCTGAAGCAGAGCCTATGCGGATAGTTTTAATAGCCATAGTTTGATTAAAATTTAAACGACCTTGAAGATTAAGTTAGCTGCAAGCATTAAGGCTGAGACTACTAAAGCACCGAGGATCATGTTTAAGCGAGTCATTATGTCATCTACCTTTTGGTTGGTCTTAGATAACTGTTCCCATTGAGTTCTAGTTTCAATTTTTAAGTTGTCTATGTCTTTTAAGCACCCAGAGTGCTCATGACAAACTTCATGATTCATATAAGTCTCCAGTCCTCAATAGGTTTATCGTAATCAAGTTCTTTGTATTCAGCTTCAATGTCAAGAGGATTTTCCTTAGGGCTGAAGTATCGTTCTCCGAGTTCAAGCATCTCGATGACGTAAGCAAGGCAGTCCATTAAGTCCCAGAGAGCTGAGCGAGGGAACATTAGGAGTTGCTGTTCGAGCTTCTTGATAGTCTGACAAGACGCATTGTGGTAGATGTAGCCACCTCGGTAGTAGGGGACTAGTTCTTTTACACGCAGTTCCTTTTTCATCCCTCCGCGAGTCTTTAACCAGACGAGTTCGAAGAAAGAACCACGACGAAACATTTCGTTTTTGATAGGTTGTTTAATGAACTCGTTGAGAGAAGTTTCTTCAACACCTAAGACTTTTGCACCTAGCATCTGACCCATACCGAACATAGCGTCGTAGAGTTCGTCTGGGTAGAGCTTTTCACTGATAGCGTCACGGACGTAGAGACGTGCACTGGAGAGGTCAATTCCGATGCCGACGATAGCGGATTCGGCAGAATGGATTTTCACAGTCTTTGCAGGATCAACTATGATCACAGTTTCGATGGAATGATCTTGTTGGATTTCAGAGTCGAACTTAGCAAGGTCTTCCTCACGTTTAGCGCGCTCAGGAGGGAGATTGTAGTATTTGAAATATTCCTGGCGGAAGGAAGAGTCTTTTGTGGAGATTGGGAGATTACGGAGTTCGCGGAAGAAGACATCAGTTTGTCCAGCATCGACGTGTTGCTGCCATTCCTTTTGGACATCTTCATCAGACATGAAGAGGGGAGCAGTTGATTTGAAGTCGTCGTCGCAAGCTTCGAGACGGACACTTTTCCATTCAGGAGAATCGAGTAGTTTTTGTAAAACAGAGTCTTCGTGCTTTAGAGTGTCGATGTAGACAATTTTCCAATTCTTGTGAAGACGCGGAACGGCTTTGATTACGTCTGCGTAGAGCCACTCGTACCAGCCTTTGCGAATTTCATCGTTTTCAATCTTCTGTGGGTCTTCGAGGTCGTCAATTACTATGAGGCCAGGACGGTCATTTTTGAATAAGACGCCTCGGACTTGCTGTCCAGCACCACGAGGCCAGACTAGGGTGTTGTAAGCGACCCAAGCTTTTTTGCTGAAAACTTCTTCAAATTCACTATCTTTAACATCACGAGATTTGAAGGAGCCGAAGAAGCCTTTGATTGCGCGGTTAGTTACAAGTTCGCGGCGAAGGTTTTCAGTTTGCAGAGAGGCTGCGTCGTGGCTTTTGTTGATGTAGCAGATGAAACCAGTTAGGTTAAACATAATCCAGCGAGCCATGAAAGCTAGGGCGACAATAGATGTTTTGCCCCAACCTCGAGGTGCAGCAATAGCTACTTTGTTATCAGGACCATCGATTAGTTCGAAGATCTTCCCATGGATCTCCTCGGAAAATGGTAAGCTAAAGCGTTCCGGGAAGAAGGTTTTAGCTGTTACCATTGTCGAGGTCATGCAGGTGTAGAGTATTTCTTTGAGTTTGTTGTCCATGAGATTGTTTATTTTTTGAATTATCTGTTAGTGTTATTAGTTGTCGCTCCTGCAAGTTTCAATCCACTTAGTACCGTCATATCTAAGCGTTAGAGAATCGTCTTGACCAAGCGCCATCGCTCCACCTGCCATTACCAAAACATCGGCTTGGTCTGCAAAGTTGGCATCTTTGACTGAGACGTTTATAATTTCGCACTTAGACCTTTCAAATGCTGATGTTTCTTGTAATGTAATGTCGCATCCATCGCTATCGCTGCAAGTTATTTCAATATAGCGTGCCACCGGGTCAAGGTTTGCAGATGCGGCTGTTTCACCGCCGTTGTCGGCAACAGTAAGTGTTTGTTTACCGTCCCAGGTATATTTTATCGGAACAGCGCCTGTTGCAGACGTTACGACAAAAACTGCCGTGTCGCCTGGCAGAATATCAGCAGATTCAAACTTGAACGAATAAGTGGACGAGACGTTTCTGATGATGAGTATTGTTCCAATATACTTTGTGGCACCATAATCAAGGTCAAGGGTCCTCCCGGCAGCATCTGGAGTTACGGCAAGATATGTGCCGTCTGTCGGAGCGACGGTCTGGTTGCTGTCAAGGGTAATCGCGCTATATTCCAGCGCAAGGCCGGAATTAAAAGTAGAAAACGAATCAAAATTAAGACCATTTCCAGTTGGCCTCATTTGAGCGTCGATTCTGGTTGTGTATATGCCAGCAAATCCATTGAACCTGTCAATGATAAGATTAGCGGTCCCAACGTTTGCAGAATAGTCATATTCATCTGAGTCGATGTCAGAGAAAGAGTTGCCGACTATTGTTGTGCCTGAGGCATCTACGATTTCTATGCCATAGTCTAAACCCCTGAATAAATTTCCGTTAATGCTTGATGAC